TTATATTAATGTTAGCCATCAACGAGACATACCCAGCAGATACGATACAGGATATATCGAAGCAACTTTACTTATACCTTTCATTAAAAGAAAGTAACATATGAGTAATACAAAAAGAAAGATAGGCTTTACTGCAGGTAATTTTGACCTTTTACATCCTGGTTACATATATACCTTTGAAACTGCTAAACAGCACTGTGATTACTTCATGGTTTTTTTACAGATAGATCCATCAGAAACAAGATTCACAAAATACAAACCTGTTATTCCATTATACGAGAGATATAAAACTCTTATGGCTATTAGATATATTGATGAGGTTGTTACATATCAAACTGAAGAAGATTTAATAAAGCTAATAGAATTTTATAAGCCAGATATTAGAATATTAGGAGATGATTATATCGGTAAAGGTTTTTCAGGAGACGATTTAAGTCCAGAGGTAATATACACTACAAGATCTCACGGGTGGTCTACAACTAAACTAAAGGATCTTATTACAATGCAAACTGTAAAACAAAATCCAGAACTAATTGATAGATCTAAGAATGAAGGAACTACTTCTCCTGCTCAGAAATTAATGAGACAGATCAGAGATCAAATAGCAAGTTTCTCAGAAGGTAAATTAACAGAAGAAGAATACAAGAAAAATATTAAACAACTACTATAAGATATGAGAGTAATCGTAACAGGAGGGTTTGGATTTATAGGATCTTCTTTCGTAAATTTATTAAATAAAAACTTTAAACATCTCGACGGAAATAATGAAGTAGTTATTTTAGATAAGATGACATACGCTGCAGATCCAAATAACATTAAAGAACCTACTTCAGTTATAATAAAAGATATATGCGATGTTACATCAGAGGATCTAGGAGATTATGACTACTTGGTACATTTTGCGGCAGAGAGCCACGTAGATAACTCTATTAAAGATGGAAAACCTTTTATTAGAACTAATGTCGAAGGAACCTTTAATCTCTTAGAGTGTGCCAAACAGAATCCTAACTTAAAGAAGTTCATACATATATCAACTGACGAGGTTTATGGAGATATGGATGATATAAGCAAAGAAGCAGAAGCTGACGAATCTTTCGTAATTAAAGGATCATCATACTATTCAGCAAGTAAAGCATCTAGTGACTTATTAGTAGAAGCATGTGGAAGAACATTCGGATTACCTTATGTAATAACAAGAACATGTAATAACTACGGAGAACACCAGAACGAAGAAAAGTTTATTCCAAAGATAATGAAATCAATATCTAATAATCTAACTATCCCAGTATATGGTGACGGTAAGCAAATTAGAGAATGGATCGACTCCGATGACAATGCATCTTTAATATATGCAATTATGTTATCAGATATAAAAGGAGAAGTACTTAATATAGGAAGTGGAGAAAGCTATGAAAATATAGATGTTATTTTTATGATAGGAGAAATGTTAGGAAAAACACCTAACTTCGAATTCGTAGAAGATAGATTAGGACACGATAAAAGATATGCAATAAACTCCTCTAAAGTTAGAAACCTTTTTCCAAAATGGGAAACTGTTTCATTCAAAGAATTTTTATTAAAACAAGTTAACATAATTAAAAACAAAAACAAATGAATTCACTATTAATTACAATGCTAAGAAGTTCAGCAATAGCTGACAAAGCAAAGGCTAAACTATCTTTAGATCTTTTAGGAGATAAAGGAGTAGGTATCGGAGATCACTCAACGGGAGATTTCTACAAGAATGCTGAAGAGGCTTTAATAATGTTAGTAGATGCTGATGATAGATTAGCTGCTCTAGATAAATATTATAAAGGAATCGGAGAGTAATGGGAAGTTGCTAAAATTTTTATAAAATAAGTGAGTCAGGATTTTTCTGGTTCACTTTTTTTGTTTATATTTACATATAACTAATAGCAATAAGCCATGAATGTAATTTCTCTTAATGAAACCAATGAATTTCTTTTATCTAATGGATATGATTCTATTGATTTAGAATTATATGATAGAGTTTCAGTTCAGTCACAGTCGAAAGACGGATCAATGATTTATCCTGAATTCGTATCTTCAATGGATATATTGAAAGGATATAATCTTTCTTTGTCGGTATATAATGACTTACTAAAAACAGTAGAGTCAGATGATGTTGAAGATGATATATTCGATTTTTAATTGTTAATAACTATTATAAATTAAACCCTTAAGGTTTTCATATATCAATAAAAATGATTATATTTACTTATAACTAATAAACAACCTATATTATGTCAAAAGAAAATCCAGAAGTTATTGCAAGAATGAACGAACAATTAGATCAACTATTAGGATCTAAAGAAGCTGCTCAACATACAGAGAAGCAGAATCATGATAGGTTTGAATTAATCATGAATACTCAAGAATATTTAACGCAAGAAGAATATGATTTTTGTTTTGGATGGGACAAAGATATTAGAAACGATACTACTTTTGTAGGATTGTCTGAAGGTAATACTTACTTGAACTTAAACGTATATAGCGAACATGATCATGAAAAATTTAACGGTGATGATTGTAACGTATAATTGTTAATAACTTTGTGAAAATGAGTCTCAAAAAGTTTTCATATATCATATAAAATGATTATATTTACTATATAACTAATAACAACTAAAACGCCATAACAATGCCTTACATCACTAAACTACAAATTACATCTAAAAGAAAACAATTAAAAAAAGCACTTCCTCAATATAAGCTTTCAATTACAAACCAAGACTATGCAGGAATCAACGTATCAATCGTAGAGGGACCCAATGATCTTGGGCATGATTACAATCAATTAAATGAAAACTGCCCAGAATACTACAACGAAGAAGTTCAACGCCTCTTGTCGATAATCATGCCTATAGTAAATGAAGACAAGGGAGAATCAACACATGATGGAGATTACGGATCTATTCCTGGTTTTTATACATGGATTCAAATTGGAAAATGGGATAAGCCATATATTTTAAAGAATAAATAAACTATGTCAAACTCAGATATCTTAATATTACTAGAAAGAGGTTCAGAATCTCTTAGTTATAAAGATCCTATTGATTCTACACAATGGGCATACAACGAAGGAATGCAAGACTTAATAATATCACTTGAAAATAAATTAAATAAAAACTAAATCATGGCTATCAACACAAAACACCCTTGGGAAAAGAATCCAATTCTTAGTAGAACATTAACAAGTAAAGAAGATTTTGAAATTGTAAACAAAAAGGCTCTCGCTAATTTAGCACCAGAAGTTAAAGGAAAATCTTGGCAAATGGTTGATGGATATCCACACAAAATGACAGCAAACGGATGGGTACCTCTGACTAAAATGTAAACAAAACTAATAAAACAAGTATAACAACCAAACATAATTTTATGAAAAGTATTTTAGAAGAAGCAAACGATATTGTAAACAATCGTAGTGAAGAATCAGACAGGGCTTATGGCCCTTTTTCTGAAGGAATGGATAGAGCAGCAATGATCTTCCAAGGTATGACAGGTTTCGAAGTAACAGGAGAACATATGTTTAAAGCATTAATCGCTTTAAAGTTTTCTAGAGAATCTTATAACCATAAGAAAGATAACCTAATGGATGGTGTCGCATACATACAAGGATTAGAAAATTACATTAACGAAAAGAAATAGTATGAAAGTAGCAATCACATCAGTATTCTCAAATCTAACATACAATAAAAAGAATCACAGAGGTTTGGAAATTGTATACTTTAAGCAATTGTTAGAAGAAAACAATTATGAAGTAGATCTTATTGGAAAGAAAGGACGTAACACTGCAGATTTAGATTTCTATGTAGATTACACAGAAGCAAACTGGGATCAATATGACGCTGTATTTATCCAATTAAGTACTGCAAACTTCTTCGGAGGTCAAGTAGGAGCCCATACAGAAACAGTGGCTCGTGAAATTGCAGGATATAAAGGAAAGATCTTTACTCTTGTGAATGATCCTCGTATTGATTTCTTGAATCCAGTAGAAAAATTGAAGAGATTCAATCTAATCCAAGATCTTGAATCTGAGTGGTCTGATGTGATTGAGAATGCTACGTATTTATTTCCTGGTAAAGATATTAGTAAATTCTTAGGAAGAACTCCAAAGAACTGGAAACAATTAGACTGGTTTACTTATATGTTTAAGCAAAGAATGGAAATCAAACAAACGATTCCAACAAACGCACTATTCGATTTTGATACTCCTAAAAAAGAAAATGATTTAATATACTACGGAGATAATCGTGCAGCATTTAGAGAGAAGCAAATTAGAAAGTACTTTCCAGATAGCGAAAACAATTTACTAATAGGATATAAAACTAAAAAAGTAAATGCACCTTTTGTAAAGAAGATGGAACACTCTGTTTTATTAGATACAATTTCAAAAAGTAAAGCAAGTTTAATTATAGGAGACGCAGAACACTTAGATAATGTAATAACATACAGGTTCTACGAAACTATGGCATCTGATTGTCTTGCTGCAATTCAAATAGAATACGATCCAAACAAAGAATTAATTAGTGATCCGGTTTTACGTGATATACTATATGTAAAATCAAAGTCTGATGTTGAGAAGTTAATAAGTTCTTACTCAGAAGATTTAATTTCACGACAAAAGAAAGAATTAGAAAACATTTTCAATAATCTTGATATAACCTTTAAAATATAACAAATGGCAAATATAGACAATGAATGTAAAGATCTAGAAGTAAAAGATTTTTATAAAGATTCAACAACGCACTTAGCAGACATCATGGAAAACCAAAAGAAGATGCAAGAGCAGACTTATGGTTTCAATTTCGAAGACATGTCAATTAGAGAAGTAATGGATTTCTGGCACGTTAACACGCATGCTTTAATCGATGAAATTCATGAAATGACAGACGCACTTGGAGGTATTAAAGATGGTTCTGGAAATGCAGTATGGAAATACTGGAAAAAAGACTTTAAGAAATATGATACAATGAAAGTATCAGATCTTTCTGAAGGAGATAAGAAAGAATTGTATATGGAATTTGTTGATATATTACATTTCTTTATGAATTACGCATCATCAATGGGATTAGATGCAAAGACATGTTTCAACTACTACTTCGCAAAAGCTGAAGAGAATGTTCAGAGGCAGAAACGCAATTATTAATTAAAATTGTCATAATGGGAAAGGTTCTCATTTACCTTTGATATATAATGTATGAAGAAAGCATTTATATATCAGTGGATTAACAAAATTAATAATAAGAAATATATTGGATCTCACATTGGAGTGCCTGAAGACAATTATACTGGCTCAGGCACTTACTTTAAGAACGCATATCTTAAAAATCCAGAATCATTCACTAGAGTTATTTTAGAAGTAATAGAAAGTGAAGACATACATTCGGAAATAAGAATTCTTGAAGAAAGTTATTTAAATAAAGTAGATGCTGCAAATAGCGTTGAATATTATAACATAACTAATAGATACTACGGAGGAGATACTTATTCAGGACTTAGTACTGAAGACAAAGCAAAAATGATTAAAGGTTGGAGCGAATCTGGAAGATTAGACAGATTACATAATCCACAGAAGTATATTGAATTAAAGAGAAAACAAAGTATCGCACAGAGAATTACAGGAAAGAATGTTTATCAATTTAGTAAAGATG